AGCGACATCGTTCCGGCAGACAGGATCGGAGAGACAGTTGCGGAGTAGACCTTGTAGAGCTTGGATCCCACCCACTCGATCGGCTTGAGTAGCCATGGAGTGCCGCCACCCTCAGCGGCACCGCGCTGACGGGCCAGCTCCATGAGCTGGGCCTGTGTCATCTCAGAGTTGGGGTTGGACATGTCGATGCCCTGGCTTGCCCAGTAGTCAGCCAGCTTCGCCTGAACGGCCGAAGGCAGCTGCTCCATGGAGCCTACGCCAGAGAGCACGCCGTCACTGATGACCTGCATGTCCTTTGGGTTGTACTCAGTACCCGCCACCGATCTCTCCGATCTCTGGTTCTGGCAGCTCCGCCAGACCATCGTCGTCATACGGAGTGATGCCACTGTTAAGAAGGTTCTTGGCCATCGAGTTGGCCTGGTCCCTGGACACGCCAGAGCGTGCCAGGGAAATGCCCATCACTGGGGCGTCACCGAAAGCGAGGGCCAGGGCTCCCATGTCATCGAACCACTGGCCACCATACTTGTAGTCAAGCTCAGCCATTACTGGCTCGCCTTCACCTTGCGCACGGTGTTGCGCATAGCCCAGGATGCTCCAGGCTGATTGGCCATGAACTCAAGGACCGGAAGGTAAGCAGCGAGGGACTGAAGGTCCTCCTCGCGCTGGTTGACCAGCCCAAGTGCCTCCTCGCCTCGCCCGGCTCCCATTGCCGCTCCATCGGTGATGGGTACGTCCGGCTGGGCGGATGGGGCGTTCAGCCCTACCACCCTGGATGCAGGGTCGCCGAATAGCGAGGCAAAGTCTACGTTGCCTCCAGGGCTCTGGGCTACCTGTGCGCCCTGTCGCTGATCCTGGTAGGCGGCCTGCTCACCGTAGTCGGCATTCGGCAGGCTACGGTTGGCCTCGCCAACCGCCTTGTCGGTCCTCTTGCTGAACTGTCCTGGTCCGGATACCTCAGCCATTGTCTTCCCCTACGATCTCGTAGAACTTGTCTTCCTCACGCTTGTGCAGGTTGTGCTGTGCTGCGGCGATGGAGACCATCTGAAGAGTCTCAGCGGTCTCCCGCGCCACGCCTGCTAGCCAAGAAGCACCGAGGACGAGGAACGTCCACTTCGTGTGCTTGAGTGCTCGGATCTCCACGTACTCAGTGGTTGCTTCCTCGTCCACGGTATCTCCTTACTTGGCCATAGTCCCGCCACCACGGGTCATGCCCGTGTTGACGAGGATGTGCGACTCCCACCCGATGGACGGTGCAGGCGCCTGTGCGCGGCTGTCACCGTGAGAGGTGGAGGTCATCGGCTGCTGGGTGTGGGGCTCCAGCATACGCCCCTTCAGAGTCTTCCAGTCGCCCTCGGGCCCGTGGTTACCTCCGAACCATCCCTGCTCGCTCATGCCTTACTCCTTGTAGTTCGCTTCGAAGCGGTCTTGACGACCGGCTGGTTAGCCGGATCGTCCTTCTCCTTCTGTCCGCAAGCGGGACAGCGGATGCCGTGGCGGTCCTTGTAGTCGTGATACTCGGACCTCTTGCAGTACCAGCAAAGTGCCATCAGATACCAGTCTGCCTCTGAGTTCGTGCTGACATAGTTGCCTCGCCCTTACCGGTTAGACCGGCCAGGAGTGACATCATGTCGAACCCCTGTGGCTGACCAGCACCGCCTGGTGCGGTGCTTCCCTGTGGTGCTGCGCCTCCGCCACCACCTGGTGCCGCTGGGCCTCCACCGCCCATGAGGGCGGCCAGCGGGTCCTGAGCCTGACCAGCAGGCTGCTCCTTGGGCTTGAACACCTTCAGTACCGCGTCGTGTACCGAGGTGCCCTTCTCCCTCTCCTCGATCAGCTTCGCCGTCTTGGAAAGGGCGTCAACGGGATCGACCATACCCTGCTGCGCCATCGGAAGGATAGCCTGCATGTACGCCATGATCCCCTGCTTGAGAGCATCAGTGAACTGTTCGTTGTCGATCTGCGTCTGAAGCTGAACGACATCGAGATCCATCGGAAGCTGTCGCTGGACAAAGTCGCGTGAAACGAGCTGATCGCCACGAAGCTGGAGAAGAGCGACGATCGCACGTGCAGGGTCCTGTCCCGCTGCGAACCCATAGGTGACGTCCGTAGTGTAGGACCCCTTGATGTCACGCGCAGGCGTGTACGTCTCCTCGAAGGGCGTTCCCTGAACAACACCGCTTACCACCTTCTTCTCTCCGGGCCAGAACTTCTCGTCCATCTCGAAGCATAGCTCCAGCGCCCTTGCGAGCGCTGCGGAGATGACAGCCTGCCCAGTGGTGATGACGGTGTTGAATCCACCCATCAGAGCCTGGACGCCCTTGCCCGTGATGATGCTCGCATCGATGTTGCCAGAGCGAACCTCGGGAGAGCGCATGGCCTGACGTGCCTCCATGTCCAGCATGCTTCCCTCCTGGAAGGCATACTGCGGAACATCGAGAGCCACACGACGGACACCCTCTGGGTTGTCCGTACGGATGATCGCGTCGTCTCCGAACGTCATCTTCTGAACATCACGAGGGACGGCCAGTGGTGCACGCACGGACTTCTCGGTAGCCTCCAGTCCAAGGAGCGCCATACGCGCCTTGGCTAGCTGCACCCAGATCGCATCGTCGAACGCACCACGGACCTCGTTGTCGAAGCCGGGACGCTTGGCGATGGAGACGTAGACCTTGCCGAGAGGATTCGGCATCATGTCCACGATCTGGTTACCGTGGTTCGGTAGGAACATGGTGATCTGGTCGCCATCGCAGTACTTGACGACCTCGATCTCCCTGTGCTCCCAGCCCATCTGCTCGGACTGGCCACCAACCTCATTGGACTGAAGTACGCGGAGAAGGTGTGGGAACTTCGCCACAAGGTTGATTGCCTCGTCACGCCAGACCTTGGTGTAGCTACGGACACGTCCGTACAGGTCCAGCTCTGGGTAGAGGCCCATCGGGTTCTCTACTCGGATCCTCGGCATCTTCGCATCGAAGTCTGGCTCGATCACGTAGACGGCCATGCCGAAGGTGTTGTAGTAGTCGCAGAAGGTGACCTGGTGACCGGAGTGGAGGTCACTGTGCTGCACGTAGGCATTGGCGATCTTGGTCCTCTTTCCAGAGAACCGCTTCGCCTTGTCAGTGGTTACCACTCCGGATGCACAGTTGATCGACGGCATAGAGCCCATGACCTCAGCCATGTCTCGTGCTGCCGTGTCGATCATGTTGGCAACGATGGGCTTGGGCCATGCGTCAGGCATGGCACCAGGCATCACCGTCTCAATGTCGCCAGAGCGAACATCGTGGACATCGCGCTGACGCTGGTCACGGTCAGCCGCTGCTCGACGCAGCGACTCCACCTTCTGCGCTACCTTGTCGATGGTCAGCGCCATGTCTCTCCTTACTTGGGCTTAGCCACCTTGAGCTTGTCCCAGCTAGTCTTGCCGGGGTAGCCGTCAGCGTCGCTGCCGGTATATCCCAGCTTCCTCTGCCACCAGGCGTACGCCTTGATGTCAGCCCTGGTGAACTCGGGGCCAGGTCCCTGCTTGTATCCCTTATACCCGGCCCTTACCAGGGCCTTGCCCATCTCGGTGACGAGAGGGTGCTTCTTGCCCAGACGGAAGAAACCGACGCCGGGAAAAGGGGCATACACCGGCTTAGGCTTCGGTGCAGGCTTCGGAGGCTCGGGAGTGTCCTTGTCCAGCACGGCCTGAACCCGTGCACGGAAGTCCTTCATGTCGATCCCGCGAGGGTCGGACTTCCAGTCGCTCCACTCCTTGTGGGCGATGACGCTCTTGGCCTTCCAGCCGAAGAAGCGGCAGATCGCAGCCGAAGCCTTGACCATCGCCTCCACCTGAACCGCAGGCCAGGGGTCGTCGCCGTCTCCGAGGTTGATGCACTCGAAGCCGTAGAAGACGTCGTTGCCGTCAACCGCACCAGCGCTACCCTCGTGGTACTGAGAGGCTGGCGGGTAGCTGCCGTAGTCCTCAGACTCGACCGCCTTCAGGACGTTCGGGTCTCCACCTCCAGCGTGGTTCGCACGCCCCTTGGAGATGAGGTAGACGGTTCCATCCTTGGCGATCACGCCGTGGCACAGCGGCCCCGGCAGGGCCGCGTATCCG